GGGACGGAGAGCCGCGGGGATTGGCTGTTTTCGGCGTGATTGTAAGGGGGTTATGTGATTGATTTAGAAGGGGTTTGTACGCAGAAACAGTTTGGCGAGCTGGTCGGTATCAGCCAGCCTGCCGTTTCCGAGCTGGTCGCTCGCGGGACGCTGCGCGACGGGGACCCGGCTGGGGAGTGGCTGCGAGCGTACTGTGGCGCGCTGCGCGAGGTGGCCGCCGGCCGAGCTGCTGCCGGCGGGCTGGATCTGGCGGGTGAGCGCGCGGCCCTGGCGCGCGAGCAGCGGCTGCGGATCGCGATGCAGAACGCCGTCACCCGCGGCGAGCTGGCCCCCAAGGTTCTGCTGACCCAGGTGTTGGCAGCGACCGCCGCCAAGGTAGCGTCGTCGCTCGACAAGCTGCCCGGGATGATCCGCCGGCGTGTCGGTGCGATCGATCACGCGACGCTGATGGCGGTGCGCGAGGAGATCGCCATCTGCCGCAACATGGTCGCGGCCATGCAGCTGCCCGACGTGATGGCTGGCGCTGACGGCCTGGACGATGTGGCCGTCGAGCTCGCCGACGAGGCTGCGGACTGATGGACTGTTCAGAGGTCGGAAACTTCGGCCCGCTGGACGTGGCAGACGCCTGGCATAAAGGCATCGCCGAGTTTGGCCAGCCAGACCCGATCTCGTTCCCGGCGTGGGCCGAGAAGTACTTCTACCTGTCACGCGAAAGCTCCTACGGTGAGGGCGCATGGAAGGCCTGGCCGTTTCAGCCGGCGATCATGGCGTGCATGGCCAATGACGACATCGAAGAGGTCGATGTCGAGAAATCCGCGCGGATCGGCTACACGAAGATGTTCCTAGCCCTGCTCTGCTACAACGCCCATCACCGCCGCCGGAATCAGGCCGTATGGCAGCCGACCGACGATGACCGCGACGAGTTCGTGAAGACCGAGCTCGAGCCCGTGCTGCGCGACGTGGAAGTGATGCGCGATGTCTTCCCCGAGTATTTGTCGCGCAGCAAGAAAAACACCATGCGGCAGAAGATCCTGCTCGGATCGATGATGCACATGCGCGGCGGAAAGGCCGCGAAGAACTACCGCCGGATATCGGTCGACGTGGCGGCGCTCGACGAGATCGACGGCTTCGACCAGAACATCGAGAACGAGGGCGCCCCCTTCGATCTGGCGAAAAAGCGGGTCGAGGGCGCCACGTTCCCGAAGGTGATCGTCGGCAGCACCCCTAAGCTCAAAGGCTTCTCGCACATCGAGGCGCGGGCCGACGCGGCGCCGTGCCAGCTGGTCTATCAGATCCCGTGCCCGCACTGCGGCGAGCTCCACCCGATTACCTGGGGCGCCCGTACCGCGCGGCATGGAATGAAATGGGTCAATGCCGATCCTGCCACCGTGCGCCACCTGTGCCCCAATCCGGATTGTGGCGCACTCATCAGCCAGGCCGAATATCTCTCGGTGTGGCATCTCGGCATCTACGTCTCCGCGGATGGCATCCGCTGCGATCGCGAGGGGGTATTCACCGACGCCAGCGGCGCAGTCATCCCGGCGCCTCGGCATGTCGCATTCCGTCGCGTCTGGACTGCCTACAGCCCGGCAGCCAGCTGGGAACAGATCGTCCGCGAATATCTCGAGGCCAGGCAAAAGGCAAAGACCGGCGATCCCAGCTCGATGCAGAGCTTCACGAACCTCACGCTCGGGCAGTCATACGAGGCAAACGTCGAAAAGACCGACGCCACCGAGCTGATCGCCCGTGCCGAGGCCTACCCGCTGCGCCGCGTTCCAAATGGCGGGCTGGTCCTGGTGGCCGGCGTCGACGTGCAGGACAACCGATTCGAGATCGTGGTGTGGGCCATCGGCCGCGGCTTTGAGAGCTGGCCAATCGACTACACCGTGCTGCGCGCCGACCCTGCAAACTGGGACGACTGGCGCCGCCTCGACGCCTACCTCACCACACGATTCCCGCACGAAATCGGCCAGCCTATCGGCATTGACGCTACCGCCATCGACACCGGCGGCCACTTTACGCATTTCGTCTACGAGTTCGTGCGCACCCGCGAGGCCCGCCGGATCTTTGCCGTCAAGGGCGAGTCGCGGGACGGGCAGCCCATCGTGGCCGGATCCGGCATGGTCGACGTCAACGCCAAGGGCAAGGTCATAAAAAACGGCATCCGGCTGTGGCGTGTCGGCACCGACACCGCCAAAGACCTGATCTTCGGCCGCATGCGGCTGACCCAGCCGGGCCCGGGATACATCCACCTCTCGAAAGAGCTGCCGCCCGAGTTCTTCGAGCAGCTCACCAACGAGCAGCGCGTCGAGCAGACTACCGCCCGCGGCACCGTCTCGCGCTGGGTCAAGAAATCGAGCGCGGCGCGGGTCGAAGTGCTCGACTGCACCAACTACGCACTGTTTGCCGCGCACCGCATGGACCTGCACCGCTGGACAGAAGCAATGTGGGACCGCCAGGCCCTCGCCGTGTGCCCGCCCATGGCCGACCTGTTCGAGCCCGCGCCAAGCCCAGACCCGCTGCCACCGGTCGCCGATGCTCCGCTCGACGAGATACCCCAGCCGCCCGACCAATCCCAGCCCCGCCAGCGCGGCACCCGCCGCGTAAGAGGATCAATCTGATGTCACAAAGCGCCCGACCCGATGATTTCGTCAGCTGGATTGTCGACCTTGCCGCCGCCATCGGAAAGCTCGATCCCGAGCAGAAAGACCTCCTCGAAGACCAGATCCGGCAGGACTGGGGGGGTGACACCGCATACATCGCCCGCACCAGCTGGCGCAACGTCGCAGAGCGCGACGCCGCAGTGCTGGCCGAGCTGGCCCGCGGAAAGTCCGTGCGTGCCGTGGCGAGCAAATTTTGCTTGGGCATCGGAACGGTGCATCGCATCCGCCACGCCCCGCGGGCGTGAATCGTTCCGTTTTTACCTGAAGCGGGAACAGCCACATAACTAGCATGGCGCAATGGATACCATCTATCCCGTCGCCATGGCCTTGTTTGCAATGGTCCCGCTCGCCGTCATCGGCAAGGCCTTGCACGATTTCGCGCCGCTGATCGTCGGCGCCGCCATAGCCCTCAAGCTCACCGCCCGCGACATCGCCGGCGAGCGGCATTTCGGCCTGCGCCAGCAACTCGCCGCCGCCGGCGCCTCGGTCGCGCTCGGCTTTTACCTGGGCGGCGCGGTGATCGAGTGGGTCGGCACCGCGCCGGTCGTCAACGCTGCCGGCGAGATCATAGGCAGCACCGGCATCGACCCGGATGGGCCGATCGCCGCCACAATCAAACTGCTTGCTGCGCTCTACGGCACCCGTGCCGCCTCGAGCGTCGCCGACGAGATCGGCCCGGCCGTTGCAGCGCTGCGCAAGCGCTTTTTCGGAGACTCCAATCAATGACAGCAATCGTCGTGATCATGCAGCTCGTCGTCGTCGGGCTGTGTCTGTGGGGCGAGTTCTCTCAGCGGATAAAATCTACTGTGGTCCGATCGATCAGCCTTGGCATAATTGCAATCGCCACCCTGCTGTCTATCGCCGATGACCCAGGCACCGCCAGCGTTGCGGCGATCATTTACTGGCTGCTGGCAATCGGATGCGTCGTTTGGCTGCTGCGAAAATGGGCGCGCATCACGCGCACAGGCCGGGCACCACAATGACCGAGCCGATCTCGCCAGACCTCATATCAGCCGCGCAGCTCGAGCGCATCATGCGCCACAACGCCATCCCGTCAGACACCACCCGCCGACTCGTGACGCGCTACATCGCGCCGATCAACATCACCCTGCACCGTTACGACATCGTTACCCCGGCCCGCATTGCAGCCTTTATCGCGCAAGTCGGGCACGAATCAGGCCGGCTACGCCACGCCCGCGAGATATGGGGCCCGACATCGGCACAGCGTCGCTACGAGGGCCGGCAGGATCTCGGCAACACCCAGCGCGGCGACGGCAAGCGATTCATGGGCCGCGGGCTGATCCAGATCACCGGCCGCAGCAACTATGCCGCCGTGTCGGCCGGCCTCGACCTCGATTTCGTGGCATCGCCAGAGACG